TGGACAAATTCATAAATAAACCGCTCAGCCATGCTATCCATTTTAATAGGAGCACCTTGGGTTTTCTCAAGAGCGTAACCTGTTCCTCTAATATCAACCATCCTTTCGGTATGTTTGACAGAATTAGCCTGTTCGTAGATTTTGGTATATTCCCCCTTAAACCGATCATACTGAGATTTTACCTCATAAAGACCGGGCCATAGCAGACTTGGAATATCACCGGTTGTTATAATAGACATAATTATTTACCTTTATTTTTAGTTGTAACTTTTTTTACAGTTATCGGTTTTGTTTTAACCGATGATTTCTTTTTCTGTTTCGGAGCATATAGACCTTGTTCTAAAAGTAAGCTCATATTACCCGTTGTGATAATTGACATAATCTTATACTCCTATGACAGATCAGGGCCTGCTACGCCGCTTGAGCCGTAAATATGCTTATTAAACTTAACCAAAAGATTAATAAAAGGCATATTACTACCGGGTACTAATCCAAAAGGATTGCTATTTCCTGTAATTACCGGATCAATGCCAATAATTTTCACATCCAGAGTATTGGCATTTGCGATTGTTGAACCATCAAGATAGTAAGCAGAGCCGTATATATTACTGCCGCTGCCCGGATTTTCACTCGAGGTGTTATTGGTAATCGTTTTGCCCGCTATATTTAGATTGGCATTTAAGCCGTTTTGAATATCTTTATATATAGTCTTAGCAACGTCTGCCTCCTGTGATACCGATACCTGAACTCTAAATACTGCCATAGGGTCATCATTAACAAAGGCAGTAATTTTTGTATCTTTCTTAACTTGTCTGCTTGCCGGCCAGTAATCAGAGTTAACTTGATAACCGGTTTGAGCATCGATAAATTGGCATCCCATAAATACACCGACAAAAGCTGCCGCATCTTCAGCAGCCAATGCCGACTCCGTATCATCTGCAGTAATAGCTACTTTTTGCGGTACTATAGTTCCTGCTTGTACTTTATAATCCGCAGTGCCACTAGCTGGCGTACCCTTATCTACCCACTTTACGGGATCGCCCTTGAATATGCTTTGAGCCTGCGTAGTTAAACCATCAGCGGATGCATAAATAAAGTATTGACCTAGTTTTTGTGTTCCGCCGTTTCCTATTTGAGACTGAACCACTTCCAAACCATAAGGTCTATTAATGCCGTTAGACATAATTTCCTCATATATTGTTAATTATTAAAAAACGTAAATATTTTAAATTTAAAAAAAGATAAGCTAATTCAAGCTTTTAAAGACCTTTTAACGTCTAGTTATGACGATAAACTTTGTTATAGATAAGTTTCAAAACTAGCCTTTTTGTGTCTTGCGATGACAGAGGTAGCTTTTCCAGAAAAAGATTTAGCTACAAACTACGACTTTTATAGTCTAGTCATGACTTTTTTTCTACCTAATCATATTATAGCAAAAAGACTGACACTTTTGCAAATCGTACTACTAATTTAGGGTTGTTTAGATATCTTCAATCCCGTGAGCGAGTATTGCTTCAAGTTCTTCTTGTTCTACTTTATTAACTATTTTTTTCCATTTTATATAGTTAATTTCAAATATACCGTTTTTTCCGTCTCTTAAATCTTGTTTTACTTCTTCATTACCTAAGGCCATTCTGGTTAACCTTATCAAATAAAAATTATTATTTTCGGTTAATATTTTTTTTAAAACGTTTTTGATTTTATTTTCCGATGGGCCATCGCTAATAAAATCATCAATAAATCCATTTACAAAATTCAAAATAATAAAATATTTTTCTTTTTTATCTAAAATTACTTTAACGGAGAAATACTTTTCCGAGTTTAAGTACATATCTTTTATTTCGTATTCATACATAGCATATTCTCTCGATTAAATTCTTTAAAAATTAACTACCAAATACTACCACAGATACACCATCAAGTACAGGTAGTAAGTTACCAAGCGTATCGGTTGCAAAAATGATGACCTCTGTTGCCGACCTAGACCTAAAGAACACCTGAAACGGCGCTATTACTTCCGTTCCGCGTGCTAATGCTGGTAATACAGCATAATTACCATCAGGAAAAGGAGTAGCAAAAGTTATAACATACGACCCTTGCGCTCCGCTAACCGAGGCTATATTAAAGCTACTCTCTATCTGGATATTGTTAGTTGGAGCATTATTATCGTAAAAGAAACAATAAGCTTTAGCAGTAGCAGGATTTATAATCTTTCCCGGTACGCTCATATTACCGACATTGTCAATTTGAGTACTGTTTAAATTAATTACCCCATCATCTACAGTAGCCAGATTAATATCCTGATCGCCGCTTGCGGTAGTAATGGTATTTACCGAGATTAAGAGATTACCTACATTAATACTGGATAATCCTACTAGAGAATCGGCTAAATTGATAATTACATCATTTGTTTCCCCATCGCCGCTTTGTACATTTATATTGGTGCCGCCTCCTATCTTTCGAGTTAGAAAACTTAATGGAGTATTGCCCGTTATCACCAAAAATCCGTTCTGTACCTGAGTAGTTAGGTTATTTAAATTATTTAAGGATTCGGATACGGCAAACTTCATGTTTCCTGAAGGCGGCGTAATAGTTGAGTTCGTAATATTTAATGCGTTGTTTTCTGATTCTGCCGAGAAAGTAATAATCCCGCTTGTTCCTCCGCCGAATGGTATTACCCTCCATACCCCGCCACTGCTACTGGAATCAATTAAATATATTTGTCTAATTTCACCTGGAACAATAATCGTACCTATAGGGCTACCTGCATTATTTAAAATAGTAAAATCATAACTCCCAACATTATTAAATAATAAGCTAGTACCGGTTTCTACAGTATTGGCAGGCGGCAACGTAATTGTATAGGCATCGTTACTAGAGCTAACATCGTTAATATCGCTAACAACCTCTCCTTCGGTGCGTGGATACGGCCAAGAGAGTTTAATATCGCTATTTAATATAATTTCCGAATAAGACATAATATTCTACATTGCCCTGTCTGAAAACGGCATGACCGGATTATAGATATCCGTTTGTACTTTCTGCAAAGTATCACGCATTACTCTTATAGCTTTGTTTTCGTAATATTCCTGTTCCTTGATTCCATAACGCTCGTCTCTTGCAAGTAAGATAGTATCACCGGTAGTAATACAATCATTTTCCGATCTTAAGTCCCCTCTATAAGTACGTTTGTTTTTAAGCCTATCAGGAGATACAATATACCACTTTTTTGCGAGTAACCTGTTAATGCGCTCAGGGCTATTAAAGGCAAAGTAATATTCCTCGCCAGGTTGCATTATTTCATCGATTAAAGCCTTGAAAGGACAGGTTGAATCAGTGAACATCAAATCAAAATCATTGTTTTCAAGATCATGTTCCCTAATATCTCTATCTACGGACTTAAACTCGTTATTCTTGTCTTGTTTATATTTAATTGCCATTTTTTGACCTCATTTCCTTATTATGTTTATCTAGAAGCTCACGATATCTCTCATAGGACATACCAAAAGCAAGTGCCGCCTTTTTCTCTCTATCGCTTAATTCCCTTGTTTTTGGATCAGGAACTGAGTCCATGGGAGCGCGGCTGCGAACTGCCCCAAAATGTTTGGCAGGTACATGAGCAGAGGAAATATCCGGTGATTTTAAATTATCGATATACTCATCTATCATGCTGTAATAACTACCAGAACCTATTAGATGTGCCTTATTGGTAGTCTGGTATTTACGATCTAGTTTTGTAATAAAGGATAATACCTGACCTGCTAGCTTTTCATCATACTCGGGGGCGTTTCTATCTACTTCTGGGTTACTCTCAAGCCAGCTGTATAATCTATCTTCATATTCTTTTGCTCTAACTTGCTTCAACTGTTCTTCGGAATATTCTTTTAGAGGTAAATCGGTTATTTTAGAGGCTTCGTTCAAAGCATGCGTTGCCTTTGAAATCTCAGCTGTAGCTCTGCTAACCCCGGCAGCATCCCCGCTCTCTAAAGCTAACTGTAACCTTGCCTGAGCCATTTCCAGTTCGCTTGCAACATTGTTCTTATAATGAGTAGAACCGGTATTTATCGCCTGATGGAGCATTTGCTCCATTTGTAGTTTTTCTTGCTGTAACTGTTCCAAGCGTTCGGCCATTGCAGCTTTTTCTGCTCGTTCTTTTCGCAGTTTAGCCCAGTATTTATTATCTTTCTCAGGTGTAGAGCTTTTAGCCGGTTTTTCTTCTTTCTCCGGAGCATCTGCAGGAATATCGTTTTTATCGGCATTGCTATCTAGATTTTGCGTAGCTTCTTCTGATTCCTTAACAGGAGCTTGTACTTCTTTATCCTCGCCTTTCTCGTCCTTATTTTCGGCTACTTCTTTTAAAGGCGGAACAGCAGCGTTTAAGTCGCTTGTATTTTCAATATCTATTTTAAACATATTCTTACCTTGATACTTTTGATGGATTATCGACTAGTAGCTTGATTTTAAAATCTTCTACCATAATGATCGGTTCACCCTCATATTTTGACTGCAGAGATGAACCACGGGGGAATATGACCCAGTCTCCCTCTTTTACATAAGGGCCGCTTGGAAACTGATCACCCTTATAACTATCTGGGCCAAGCTTTAATACCATGCCGACCATTGAGTTGTATTCTAGGTCATCTTTTACAGAGGTTTGCGGAATGATAACCCCTCCTCTTGTAACCTCTTCAACAGGAGGTTTGTAAATAAGAATTAATACATTGATTCCGGTAACGCCAATATTCTTAAATCTCTCTATCATTGCTTCCTTATTAAAGCTTTGGAGATCAATTCCTTTGGTTTTGAAATCTTCGGGTTTGTAATTGATGTGAGTTTCTGCCTCAAAGATTCTATCTTTACTTAAAGCAGAATGGGTACTATCATTCATATGATTTGCCTATTAATTAAAGGTTAAGTTGGTAAATTAATGAGGATATTTAGATTTCGAAGCCTTAAATATCCTCTAGTTGCAAAATATAGAAACGTCAATTAGTCATTGTTATTTACCTCTATTATGTGTCTGTTAAACAGTTCAAGTGCTATATCAAGACCGGCAATTACTCCGACATGATACTTGTAATCCTCTAGTGTAGAGATGCTGGCCGGATTACTTAAAATGCTTCTGTATCTATCAATCTCGGCCTCAATATTTCCTATAACGCCGGCAGTAAAAGAGCGTTGCTTATACATATTATTGCGGTTAATGAAGGTCATTTGCCGCTCCTCCCCATATTTCTAGGCTTTACTGCTGCGCCGCTCTTGGTAGCAACGTCTTTTCTAACTTTAGCAGCTCCCCCGGCAGCATATTTATTACAGCTTGTTTCTTTTTCTCTGGCTCTTTCTTGCATTTGACGCATTGCAAGCTCTCTTTTTTGTCTATCCATAAATAATCTCCTCTTGTGTTGGCGTGGATGAAATTTGCGATCTTAGCGCTTCTACTTGTGCCTTTAACTCAGCTTCTTTTGCCTTGTACTCAAGCTTTAGTAATTCAAGCTCGTTCTTAGTACTCATTTCCTGTTCCTTGGTTAACGTATCTATTACTTTTTCCTTCTCGTTTAACTGGAGCTTTAAAAGTTCAATCTGATA